GCCGGAGGAAGTACTCACCAAACATCCCTGTTTCCCATTGGTATAGGAAACTCCCATCAGATTAGTCATCTGATGGTTTCGTTTGGCGGGGTTCTCCGCATGGATGCGTACCAGGTCGTGGATTTTCCTCTATTAGAGAGGGAATCCTGGCATCACAACCCCGATGATCTGAGTCCTGAATAGTATTCTTGACTTAGCTCTTTCGGTGTTGGCATCTCATGTGTTGTTTAAGATCCTTTCGGATATTAGACAATGGTCTCGATACCACCTTGAGAAATTATTCACAAGGGTGGCATTCGTCGCTAGTAGAATCTCATGGTTCCTCTTAGTATTAATCCTATCTGGGTCAAACCCCAGCAGAACCCTCTTATCAATGATAAGAGATTCTGGAGTGGTTATCATAGGATCACGCAGATTTTCGAGTTGCTCTCGTGTCTCCGTGAACTGATCATAAATCAGTTTAATGCTAGGAACGGACAGGAGTGCTGATTGGGCGTCTGATCCTCTGTAATGACGGATGATCCCCCTTTGCGCCTTTATGGCGTCTTGGGAAGATCCCCGTAATTTCAGAAGGGAGCCTTCTAAAATTCTTGCTTTGCATTCAGCCAGGGCGGGTATCAAGAAACTTGATGCCCTTGCCTCTGTCTGAAAGCACCCTAAGACCTCTGGGCACACTCGGCGAACGAATCGTAAGATCTGTTCGGCCCGGGTTACCCCAGGACGGTCTCAGGGTAGTAGCAGGAATGTCAGAGCCTTCTTAGTCAACCGGTTGGTTCAACCATCCGGTCGACCGAAGTACTCTTTCATTAGATCCCTAATTGTCCCGGGCTCCGTCTCTGTTTCACTGATATCCCATCTCTGGCATAGGTTCTTGTATTCGGCTGTTAAGGAATATCATTCCTTACAGTTTATGAATGCTCGAACCTGTAGTCCTGAGATTTCGATACCATTTTGGTATCATCGTTTTGCGAACTCAAACGTGTCTTTCGACTCGTGAGATTTCGCCTCTGAGATGTCGACACCTAATCTCTTGATCAAGGTTTTGTAGCTTTCAGCTACAGCCTGGTCTGCGATTACGATGTCGTCACCCAGAAGGGCATAATTGCTAAAGTATGGTTTTCCAACCATCAAAGCTGATGCCCGAACGATGATATGATGTGTAAGTGCAAACACGGATCAAGAGGAGTACGCTCCCATTGGCTGACCACAGTTATATTTAACTGTTCGATCTAGCCAAGGAACGTAGAACTCTTGTTTAACAAGGAGATCACTCCAGGCCTCACTATACTCTTTACCGAAAAGTTCACTCACGACCATCTTTTGGATGATCAGTGGGAATCTATCGGTAGCGGATGATAAGTCCAGAGAATAGTAAGGGCCTACCTTAAGGTGGTCCCGTGATTTGTCCTGCCTGAACGTAAAATCCGAGTCAATGCTCTTTAAGATTTTCATAGTCTTATCGTGCAATGGCTTTAAGGAAGTTTGCGTTCAGTAATCCAAGATCGCGATTACTCGGATCTTGGATTCAGGTTCAAGCACGGAAGATAATTTACGAAGGATCATTTTAGGTTTACCACCTATATGATCAAGTATCTTATCAAGTTCAAACTCCTTCAGATGGTTTATCTTCTCGATGACTTCACTACCTGCAACACGAGTGATTGCTTCAAGCAATCACTCCGGCAGCAAATGAGCGTCAAGAAGACTACCTTTAACTGCAAGTGAGTTTGGGCCTGCCTTAGTGGTCAGGTGAAAATTATTTCACTCTGGTCGTGGTCCCTTTGTTAACATCATTTGGTCCATGATTGCAGGTATCAGATACTGAAGTTCCGGAATTACCCCCGGATCTAACGTTGATGGACTTTCGATCGTGGTCACATCTGGATGTCCGTGAGATCCAGGTAGGGCTCTTGACACTGAAAATAGTGTCAGGAGTAGTCTCTTTTCATTCGGTCCCATGTCAGCAAGGACTTGCAAGGGTCCCAACCATGTTGGGATACCCTTCTTGTTCAAGCCTAGGCCTGGTTCCAGTGAGATTGACTGAGGATGACCGCAGATATACCGGGTTACAGCTAATTTCGAGGCTTTTAGCCTCTTGATTGTGTTGTCAACCCCTCTATTTGCAATCATCTTCTCTACTTTTACGAAGAAGATATCAATTAGCGTGATATCGTTCTGGACCTTTAAGAACCAACGTGAAGACCATTTTATTATGGTCTTCATTAGCTGGTATTTTATTGTGTTCATAACGGTGTCTGATTTGATTTCTTCGTAACCATACAAGTAATCTCCCTTTCAGGGAGGTTATGGGTAGGGGGTCAGCCTTCCATATCCCCAGTATCCGTCTTTAACCGGATCTCCTCGTTTAAGGTTATCCTTATTCGTGAAGATTACTTGGTTAGGATGGTTACAGGCAATTGCTATCTCCATCTCTTGAGATGGGTGCGGTGGACTTGCCATTGTAGGTATGACAACCTGCAGTGGTTGACGTGTA